GCGAACTGATCTTATGCTTTGCGCTAACCTCGCGTTGCTTCGTCAGGTCCTTCTTCAGGCGTCGCTCTTCACGACGCGCGGCTCGAAGGGCCTCTCTGTCTTCTTCGGTGTCACCCTCAACATTGCCGCCTTCGGCAAAGCTTTCTGTGTCATCGTCACCATCGTCGCTTGACGATGCTGTGTTATCTTCTGTGCCCTCAAACGGGTCTACGTGCTCGTCCATGGCGGCCAACGCACTGCCATCATCACGTTCTCTAATGGCGATGTCTTCGCCAGCCTGCATTTCTGCTTTTTGCACTGATTTCATAACGAAATCCTTTATTCAACAAATGCGGGGAACATAGTCCTCGCGGTTTCAAAACTATCAATTGCGCAAATAACCTCGCGGTCTTGCAAAATGATAAACACAACCTCGCCGTCGCCGTGTGGTACTGCCCAGCGGTCGCCGCCGTACTTGATCACACGAACAAGATCTCCCACCTCTACCCACGCGCCTTCTGGCCACGTTTCAAGCGTGCTAAGATCTCTGTATGCCAAGGGGCCTACTGCCACCACCTTTGCAATCACCTCGTTCCATTTTTCGGTGGCTTTTGTATCACTCACTAGAATGATGCCGCCTTTTGAAACGTCTTTGGCTTTTCGCAGTTGAACTACGATTCGGTTGCCTTTTAGTTGGATTCCCGGATCAACTGCCGGAAAACAGTCGGCTTCACTCCGACCATCCACTTGGTACTTACTCTCTGTCATTGTCAGATTCCTCGTCCTCTCGCAGGACACTGTTGATAATTTCCAAAGCCTCTTTCAGACCTTGGCCTCTCCCTACAAGCTGGTTGTATTTGTCCCAGCTATCGACCCCGCTCAAAACGCCGTCTTGCAAAAACTCAACAGCTTCTTTGATCCTAAAGATCGATTCATATAACGGGTCTTTCATCAAAAACCCTCCTTATAACTAAGTACACACAAAAGTGTGTACTTACGCCCTAACTTATTTCTTTAAACCGCGACTATTTACGGGCGGTACTTGGTACAAGGGTGCCTTAGGGGCCATCTTTGAACCAGAGGGACCTTTTTCTACTGGCGAGCCGGGGCCTCCTGCGTAGCCGGGCTTGCCCGTGATCTTGTAGTTCTTGCGAAAACCCATGTCTTGATTGCCTGTTGCCATTACTGTGCTCCTGTTGGTTGTTGTGCTTGTTGAACCGCTTGGGCCAACTGTTGTTGCGCTTGCATCGCCGCATCGTGTGCACGTTGCTCTTCTGCTTGCGCTTGGTCTAACCCATGCTTACGCAAGTCTGCGTACGCTTGGCTTTCTGCTTCCAACGCAGTCATCTCTTGTGAATGCTGTTGTTTAATTTGTTGTGCGCTCAACGCTTGGTCTGAGTTGATCATTGCCACACGCTCTTTGGAAGAGTTGTTGATGTCGGCAATAGCCACCTTGGCCGCGTTGTCTTGGTCGGCCAACTGTTGCTGTAGTCCCAACTTGGCCTGAATCTCTGCCAACTTGGCCTGCATGTCGCGCACCTTGTCCGCCATCTCGGCCTGCATCTTCTCGCGCTCCAACTGGAAGCGCGCCTGCGCCTCTTCTGTCTTGCGCTTGGTCTCGGCCATTTGTGTCTGCACCAAGGCCTGAGACGTTGGGTCCGCCATGGCGGCCATCTGCATCTGAGACTGTTTGGCCTGTTGCATCTGTTGCACCAACTGCTGGACAATCGGGTTGATGCCCTCGAACGTCTTCTGTGCGTCTTGGTTGACCAACTGCGCGGCCATGGCCAACGCCTCTTGGGCGGCTAGGTCCAGCTTGCGCTCTTCGTTCAACTTGAATGAGTCTTCGCCACCAGCGGCGTGTGACACGTAGTTGCGCATCGACTGTAGGTAGTGCAGTGTCAAGTGTTGCTTGATGTGTTCCAACATCAAAGGCGTTACACTTGGTCCAATGAGTGGGTTGCCACCGTACGCGGGGTCCATCATGTACGCCAAGTGCACCTTCAGGTGGTCGATGTGGCTCTGGTCTGGGAACGCGGCGGCCGCGTGACCCATTGTCATCTGCACGTTCTCCAGTGCAGGGTTGCTCTCAACCGAGCCCTGTGGGTTAGGCATGACTTTCTCAATGTCAGGCACCTTCATCAGCTTCATCACGCGCATGTGCGCTTCACGCACGTTGTACAGTTGAGGCGCTTTGTCTGCCAACTGCATTACCAACTGCGCCTGTGTTAATCGTTGTGTTTCGCTGAAGATGTTAGGGTCAGAGATCGGGCTGACGTCTGAGTTGTCTTCAAAGTCCTCAACAGCAATCTCGGCACCAGACTGGTTGTCCATGTCTTCCAAGTACCAGTGGTTGATACGTGAGAGGACCTGCAAGCTCTTAGCCTGACTGCGGTGCAGTCGTGCGTGAATGCTTGAGAACACCTTCGAGCCCTGCTCGATCAGCGCCTGTGTTGTGCCAACAGGTGTGTTGCTACCCGCGTCGGCAATACGGCCTTCGCTTGTCTTCACAACACCTTTAGCCGCGTCTGTTAACCAACCTAACAGGTTGTACAGCACAGAAGACGGTGGGTTGAACGGCAGTGGCATGGCCAACTTACGCACGTCGTCCACGCCGGGTGAACCCTCGATCTCTACGACCTGAGTTGGCTCAATGCGGTCTGTCTGACCACCAATGCGTCCGCCTTTTAGCTTCAACATGGTCTGGCTGTTGTTCACGTGCGCTGAGTCCATCAACGCGCGCAATGAACCAGTCAGTGCCGCTGAGAGGCCACCAATAAGGTGTGGCATACCAATCGCATAAGCGCCGCGCCATGGAATAAACTTGTACTCGACCATCCAGTCCAGCTTGCGCATGCGCGTGTCGCCTGACTGCCAGTTACGGTACAGACCAACCACCTTGCTTGTGATCTCGTCTACCGTCATCACGTAAGGTGCACGCTTGCCGTCTGTTAACGGGTCGTCGTCCAAACGCAAGAACGTTGTAACTTCATACACACGGCGCAGGCCGTCTACGTTCTTGGTTGGCTCTGTTAGACCTTCAATTTTGTCGTTGGCCTTTTTAGACTGTGTCTGGTTCTCAGGCAACAGGTCAGAGGTGTATATCTCAATATCGCGATATTCGCCCATCTCGACACGTTGCTTGAACATGTCTTCGGTAATGTCTTGTTGTTCTGTGACGCGCGCGGCTGAGTAAAAATTGGTAGACGCAAACGGCAACAGCACGTTGTCAATTGGAACCCACTCGGGCACGGGGCGGTTGAGGTCCTTGTCAAATCTCCATTTGAGATATTGTGAGCCGCCAAGGGGAAGTTGCGTGAACAACTGCTCCATCTCGTCGCGGTACTCTTCAACCTGCTCGGTCAACTGCCAGTTCAGGAAGTTGGCTTTACGCTGTGCTGTCTCTAAACGATTGGTGTCTGCTTTACCTTTAATGTACGTGCGCACCAGACCGTCGGCCGGCAACAACTCTTTGCACGCGTTTGCCGCAAAGTCCACACAGGCCTCTGCCATGATGGGGTGCACAACTTTGGACGCGCCGTCAAACGTTGCGCCACCGGGGGCGTCGTTGCCCAGACCTGTGCGGCGAATGCCCTCTTCGTACTGCTTGTCACGCTGTTTGCGGGACTCGCGGTCCACCTCAATCAGGTCAAGGTACTCAGACGCTAAACCGTCAAGGATGGACTCGTCCATCTCTTCGGCCAAGTTGGCATAGAACTCTGGGTTCTGTGAAGGCTTCTCCACCTCTGTCATGTTCACCACAACAGATCCATCTTCCAACTCAATGACCTCAGACTCTACGTCGTCAATGTCAATATCCAGCGCGTTAGCCAGATCTTGGATTTCTTTTTCCGTGTCTACCTCTTTGGTCGTCTCGTCCTCTGCGTAAGACAACGCGGACAGGTTACCGCCCTTTTGAAGTGGAATAATTGGTTGCATTATTGGTTAAAGCCTCTGTATGCTTTACGAATTGGTCCGACTAAAGGCAGTGCGCCCAGTGAGCTCATGGCCGCACCACCGTAGTTGCCTTGTCGGTAATTTTGTCCTGCTTCAGCGGCAAACATTGGCGCTTGCATCATGGCAACAGCAGGGTTAGCAAAAGCGGCAATGTCCATTGCACCCCATCCTCCGGGGATGTTGCTCGATGGTCCACCAACAATGGTATCCGCCGCGCGTCGTGCAATAGGACGACGAATGCCTACTTTTTCAAGCATGCCGCTTCCTAGTGATGAAATACGTTCGCGTGGTGTTGGTTCGTACTCAGACATTCTTGGTTCTTTTTTTGCTTCTGTGTCTTCCATTGAACGCACAATAGCTTCATCGTAGGCGTTAGGAAAACGACTATCCCCCCTGCGGATCATGTTGACTATATCTTGCTGTGTAGGAGGATCTTGTGTGTACCCGCCTTGGTTGTAGCCGCGGACCATCATCTCGGCCTGCATGTCTCGGGGAGAGTACATCATGCCGCCTGCGGCCTTACCCTGTACCGCACGGCGGCGTCTGTCTTCTAATTCTTGCATCTGCCAGTCTTGCGCAAACGGCGCGCGCTGTGCTGGCTCGGTGTCCAACAAGTAATCGCGTTGTTGCTGTGGCTTCCAGTCCGATGGGTGCTTTGTCACCACCGTCTCTGGCAGGCCAGACATGCGGGCCTCGTCGCGCCATGATTGCATCTCCGCCGAAGGACGACCGCCACCGCCGGCCTGAGACGGGCGTTGGGCAATCGGGTTCATACCTGTGTAGTTGTGGCGCATGGGGTTGATCATCGCGTTGATAGCGTTCACAATGTCTTCTTGGTCTGGGTCAATGCCGCGGGCTCTGAAGTCAGCAACCACTTTGTCCACCAAAGCGCCGTGCTTACCCATCAACATCTCGTCTGTTAACTTGTCAAGGCCCGGTGCCTCCATCGACGCCGCACGTGTGGCAAAAGGCTCGCTGGCGCTGGTCATCTGAGGAATATCGCCCTCGGTCATACGAATGGCACCAAGACCGCCCATTGCGTCGTCTGATAGGTCCATCGCCTCTTCACCCAACTGCTGGCGCGTTGCCAACTCTTCTGTTGATGGTGTGAATGACTTGTTCCATGTGCGGTTGCCTGTGCGGCCTGTGTTGGCCATCGACATGAACTCGTCTTCAGGGAACGCGTTTTGAAACTGGCCCTTAGGATAAGCACGCGCCTTGATGTTCATTGGCGTCATGTCAAACTGGCTAGGCACACCTTGGAACGGGCCAATTGTCTCGCGTGTTGTCATGCCTTTAGCACGCTCTGGTGTAATTGTCCGGCCCTCTGGTGTTGTCACCGCTGGATAAGGACGACCACTTTGGTCCACAAGCTGGTTTGCAAACGGTGTTTGCTGTTGTGTGCGCGCCATTGTCTGCGGCGCGTTGCCTGTTGGCTGAGAAAGCGAGCGGATGTGGTCTTCCAACTGCTTTACTTCTTCTGGCGACGGGGGTTTACCCACCGCTTTTGTGTATTTTCGGATTGCGTCTTGGATTCGGTTTGCAAACTGGCCAATAACACCACCTCTGTCATAGTGAGGGATGCCTGCTTGTTCGTACATCATCTGTGTTGGTGTTTTAATTGGATTAAGCATCGTAATCTCGGTTTTTCAAAATTTTGTTGTAGTTTTCAAGGTCGCCGCCCTTAACAATGTCTTTCAACATGCTCCGATACCCTGCTCTAACCTTGCCCCAGACAGAAAATGACTCGCTTCGTCCTCGGATATAGCGACACATCTGACAACCACACTGCCTGATCTCTTTTGCGTGCGATGAACTGTGCATTCAAGGGGCCTCCTATAACCAATCACCCATAAATGAGGGTGTTTGTGCCCGAAAATCACGCGGCGTAGGGGTTATTCACCCTGTTTCGCGCAATGTCGTCCGCATGCACGTAGTCTCGCGCCGGCAGTGGGTCCAACTGGAGCCAACCTGAGTCGCGCAGGACCCTCAAAGCCTGTGAAAGTGCGTCAACGTAGTCGTCGTGGCCCTTGGCTTCGGGAAAAGAGCACACCTGCCTGATGAAACGCTTGGCCCAAGGGGCCACCTCGCCCGGATTTTCGGGGTCCTCTGGCACGTACACCCTGCCTTTTGCAATCAGCGGCGCCACAATGTTCATCCTCTGCACCTTGTCGGCTCTTCCGGGGTTGTAGGACCTCACCGGCAGGTGCGCGGCCTGCAGTTCTTGGATGAATGAGATACCCGCGGACTTATCTTCCATCAAAATCAGGTCCGTTTTCTTGCCCTTGGCAAACGTGTTGTCCGCGCCGTACACAACTTCCTTGTAGTCCTCGATCACCTTGCGTCGTAACTCTGGGTACGACAGGTGGTTGTCCCATGCGTCGAGCAAAATGCAACTTGTCGCGAAGTCTTCTTGCTCGAACACACCCAACGCGATGCACGCGGTCGGGTCGTTGTGTGTCTTTTCACTGGTGGCTGGGTCGTATGACACCAGCACGTACTCCAACGTGGGTGTCGGTTTCTGCGCTGGCCAACTTTTAAACCACTTACGCTTGACAATACCCGCGTTCTCTGGGTCCAAGATCTCGCCGTAGATCTCCTGACGTCCTAGGTCTGTGCCCTCGTACGCTTCCAACTGTTTGAAGAACGTGCTGGATAGGTTTGACCTGTTGTCGTATGAGGAGGCTCTGGACACGTACACGTCGCCGCCCACCTTGCCCTCGTTCAGGTCTGTGATCAACTCCAGCGGTTTGGGTGTCGTGGTGATGATCGACTGCACACGCGCTATGCGCGGGTCCGTCAGTCGCAACGTGAACTGAATCTGGTCGTACGCGTCGTCGATGTACTCGAACGCACACAACTCGTCTGCCCACATGCCGTGCCACTGCGTACCCCGGAAGCGCTCTGGCTCAGAGGCCGGGATGCCGCGGATCATGCTACCGTTCTTCAAGGTAAGTTCAAACAGCGACTTGTTGTAGTCCTTGACCAGTGACGGGGGTATGATGTTAAGGAGCCCCGAGTCACCCTCGAAGCACGTTGCCCGAATGTCGTTTGATGTTGGCGCCGTCACCAACCAGCGGGTCTTGTCGTAGATCGCCGCCCTGAGGCCTA